AGTCCATTGGGAAATTCGGTCAAAAATGTGCTCAGCAATCGATTTTGAATTTGATTGTAACTGATGTTGGTCACTGCGGCATTGATTGTGCCGGCCGAAGTCATGTTTACAAAGAAATCTTGTGCTGATTCTTGCGGAACTTTGAACTGTATTGTTCCAACGTCGGTACCGTTGTTTTGTACTCCAAACACTTGACGCGATGTCACTGTTGGTAAATTTGATAGCGTGCCACTAACTCCCGCGGCACTTTGAATCCAAAAGTCAATGCCGGGCTGATTGACAACGAATGAATAAACACCGCCACGTGCCAGTGTCAGCTGAGTGTTGGGATGATTGCCCAATCCGGTAAAGGTATACCCGCCTTCAGAGGTGTTTCTTGTAACAGTAAAGGTTTCCATAAAAGGAACTTGAGTACTGTACACATTTACCGACGTTGGATTACCACTTGAATCAAGCGGGCCTTCGGGCATCCAATAGTAGTCGTAATAGTTTACAAATTTATCGTAGTTGAATTTACCATCATAGTTGTAGTATTCGCTTTCAAATAAACGTTGTTGATTGGCAGTTTGTCCTTGATTGTTTGCAATACTGTACAATAAATCAATATAGTTACTGTTTGAAATAATGTTACCGTTGTTGTCTTTGATTACAACTCCGGCTTCGAGCTGGTAACGTTTGTTGTAGTTGGCTAGTTCGGGTACATAATTGTCACCAACTTTGTAGGTTGGCGACAACTTTCGCCCAATATAACCATTGATAGGTATATTGTTTGCGTCTGCAACCAGCTGATCCATTGTTGCGCCAAGGAAACGTTGGTTGGTAGCAGTTCTAAATACTTCGGGTAGAAACTTACTGGTATTAAATTGACTCATTAATTAGAACCTATTAGGCTGATTCCGCTGGCACTTATTTGGGCCGCAGTTACTGCGCTCACAACATCAATGTCGTTTACAGTTGCTGCACTGGTAATAATTTCCCAGGGCTCGGCGTTGATTTGGAAGTAGTTGCCAAACACTAGATCGGTATTGGCCGGAACAATGATCACACTGGCTAAATTTGGAGCCAATTGTGCGTGTAGGTATGCTGCTAGTTCAGAGAAATAAAAGGTGTCACCAAAATCCCAATTTGCTAGGTCAAAATATGTGTTGATTGCTGCCACTGTTCTACTCTTCATTTCGTTTGCGGTTATGGTACTGTGGGGATTGATAACAATTTGGAATCTAGCACGTAGGCTGGGATCTACTGCCACTGCTCCATTACCAGTGCTACCAAACAACGGCTTGAATCTTGCAGGATTGTATACCAAACTATCGCTCACTGTTTTGTAGTTGTCCAAGGTGTCGTAATCCAATTGCAAACTACTGCTGGTAGGCAATGTGGGTTCAACCAGTGTACCAGTTAAATCACGTAACCAATTGATATAACTTGTGGCATAATCGCTGGTCAAGATATACACATCCATGAGATTGACCGGCGTGGGGTCTATTCTACTGCGAACCGGACTGTTGTGTGTGTACTGAAAATACAAGCCGTTTCTATATGTTGCATTGTTTGCAACTATACTGTACAAATCGGGATTGTCCGGGACAAATTCCATTTGTGTACTTGGCGATTTAATTCTGACTTGACTGTTGTCCACATAGCCATCGGGACCGACCACGGTATTGTAAATTTGCCAACTCACATCATTGGTCATTGGATAATTGGTTGTTGGTGTTGTGTTGATCTTTAATATCTTGACAAGATCATTGATTGTGGTCGACGACGCTGAATCATAAACTCTAACTGTGGGGTCAAAGTAAAAAGTTGTTTCGGCAGCACTGGAAAATCTATATTCCAATGATCTACTGGTCACTAGGTACAATCCGTTTGTGTACGTAAATTTCAATAACCAATTGGAACTTGAACTAATGGCACTGGGAGTGATAGTACTCCACACCTGATTGACTTGGTCAAAGTACAATCCAAAGTTGACCTTGGTTGTAATATAGCCAACAATGGTCGAAACCACCGACGATGTTAAATCTGTTTTGTAAGCAGGAATAATACAATTGGCATAAGTCAATGCGGCATTGCTCAATACTGATCCTGTGGGAACTTGTGTACCAAACGTGATCAAACTTGGTGTATAAGCATCGTTGTTGCTAACCACGCTGGTAACTGCTGCATATATGTTGAGATTGTTACCAGTACCAGTTGCCGAGCTGATGTTGCCTGTGACCAATTGGTGTTGACCGTTAAAATAGTGTCCGGTGTTTGCGGCAAACTGCAACGAAGCTCCGGCAACAATATTTCCCAGGTTGCCGCTGATGCCGGCACCAATTTGCAAAGTGTTTCCGTTTAGTTGCAAGTATCCCGAACTAGAACTTGTGCTGTTTGCAGTTTGTACAAAAACAATATTTGCACTTGGTGCATTTAGTCTTGGATAATTGGCATAGTAGTAGTTGATCATTTCATCGCTTTGAATGATTGGTACTATGTCGTTATAAATTGCATTGTAAATATCGTTGGTTGTCAAAAACTCAAATGTCGACGATATTGAATTGGTATTGGCTGCGATGTTGCCATCATCACAGAATATGTTTGTAGCACTGTAACTGCCGGTGGGATCAATTGTGTCTAGATACAAACTCACACCCGAGCTGGTACGATTTACAACTTTGATTTTTTGAATACTGTTGAATTGTGTTTGCGGAAGAATTTGATAGTCTTCAGCAGTGATCATGCGATTCTGTGTGTAGTACTGTTGTGGTGCGCTGGTCTTGATACTGTCCAGTGTTTGACTTGCTGTTGCATTGGTCACACTATACTTTAAACTGGCCGTTACCAGCATGGTTTCTAAAGTGTTGTTTGCGCTGACATAGTTCAATGCAATAGTAACACTGGCCAAATCATCGGGCGTTAATGTGTAACTTGTCCCGTTACTGGTACGAAAGTAAAAATTAAAATTGCCTTGCGGAATGTTACTGAAGCTTCCGTCACCAAACACAATGTTGACTTGATCGCCAGTGAGTGAATTCAATTGATATAAATTCTTATTGGTCAGCTGATTATAAATGACATTGATTCCAGCAATTGCTGGAGTTTCTTGCCATAAGGTTTGTGGATTGTTGTTTACATCCAAAGAATACAACCAGTGGTCAGTTTGATTGATATTGTTAGATGTAACTGGAACAAAATTGTTGGGAACAGCGTTGGTAATATTGAAATTGGTTAACTGTAATGTACCTTGTTTGAAATACAAAAAGTATCCGGTATCATTGCTGTTGTTGCCGTTGTTGTCGTTACGATAAAGAATATTAAATTGACCAGATTTAGTAGGATCGTTTTCGTATATGAATGTTTCACCAACAGTGGTTGCACTCACTGCTTCAAATCGTGTGCTGGTACCTTGTACATTTAGATTGAATGGAGCTACGGGCAACATTGCTGGATTTAGATTTATCGCATACTCGTCGGTTCGTACTCCGGCAATGACTTGACTATTGCCCGGTTTGCCCACGCTCTGTGTCGAAGTCAGTGCAGAATTAAGAACCGCAGTCAATTGTTCTTGCCAGTTGTCGTTTGTGATATCGTTCCAATAGATACTGCGGTTAGCTAGATTATTTCCCGAACTGTCATATACCGATTCGGATGTTTGAACGCTGTCAATTTTTAGCAATCCACTGGCACTGCTGGTACGTTGTGGATTGTAGCTCAACATGCGGGCCAGCTTTAGAATACTGTCACGACGTTGTGCTGTATCTATAAAATTTTCACGTGCGTTTAGATCGGTACGAAAACTTAAACTTTGTCCCAAAAACGCAATCATGTCAATGAGTGCTAGATACTCTGAACTTTCTAAGAAGTCATTGAATGTGTCGGGATAGTATGTTTGTAAGTAGGTGATTAATGTACTACGAAGACTCTGAAAATCGTAACTTGTAAAATCTGCGTTGGAGAATGCCTGATATACTTTTGTCCAGTCTTGATTGACTAGAAGATTTGTTTGACGAGTACTTTGTGCCATTTTTTTACCTATATCAAGTATTTATTGTAAAAATAATGTGTATACTTAATTAGGTGAACTAGCGACTGTTAATTTAGTTTGTGCTTGGTCAAAATTCAATGCAAGAGTTTCCACTTGATTGGTTGGAACAAATGCCAAGGTCAATTGCACTAAAAATCCATTTGTTTGTTGTAAAACCTGTATTGAGCCCACACGTAGTCTAGGGTCGTACGATACGATACGTTTAATGTCATCACTGATGGCCTGTTGAGTATCTTCGGTCAAAGGCTCGAATAGCATATTCCATATTATGGTGCCAAATTCAGGTTGCATCAGCTTTTCGCCCTTGCGAATATTGAAATTATTCATAAGATCACGCTTGACCAATTCAAAATCGGTTAGGGTGTATTTTTTAGCGTTTACTAGTGTACTGAAGCCTTTGTATATAGACATAGTGTATTTATTGGGCTAAAAATGTAATAGCGTACCGGCCGCTGTTGTAATACTGCTCGGCATTGCCTATTGCCCAATATCTCCAAGCATAAGCCCCGGTTCCGGTGGCCGTGCCATTTCCCGGAGCAGATCCTGCGCCTATTTGTAATGCAACATACAACATTCCGCCCACGATGTCGGCAGTATCAGTAGCAGTTATGGCGTTTGTTTTTACTAGACTCAAGTACAAATCATTGAGTATTTGATAATTCAAATGCTCTTGTGCCGTTGGAGAATTTAAAAACGTAGTGATATTTGGGGTATTGTAGATGTATTGACTATTGGAATTAAACGATGCCTTGACCTGCGAGCTGGGTGCCCAACAGAATTGATAGTTTACACAATTGGTGCCGTAGTTGGCATTTGAACCGGCCAGCAACAATCCGTACTGTTCCAATACCGTGGTACTAAATTGATAACGTCCCAGCTGGTTGTTTGTGCCTATTAATTTATAATTCCAAGCACTAAGATCGTAACCGATTTGTGCTTGAAGAGCATGTACTTGGTTTGATGTCAGTGAACCAATCTTGGCCCAGTCGGGCAATCGAGTGGGTGATGTGGCCAGTTGTAGCCAACTCAAGGGCAAGGGATTACTTACTTGTTGTCCAGTTGCTTGTTGTAATCCTGCGTCCATGTTATATTCCTATTTTGCCCAACAACCCACCGGCCTGTGCTATTTTTGGAGCCGGTCTTGATTTGCCGTCGCCGCCGAGCCAGGGCTCGTGTGCAGGAACCACAGTACAAATCGAATTCAACGATGCTGGAGAAGATACCCACACCTTGGCACCGGTATTGAACGATGTATCTTGTAAACTGTTGGTTGGCGCTGCAGCTGCCAAAGAAAACAAGCCGCCGGCAGCGGCACTGGCTATTGATCCCACAGAGTCCACTGGAGGTCGCGGAGCATCCAAAGCGATTGTTACTCCGGTTATGCTGGTAGCACCTCCGGACAATGATGCCGATCCCAGTGATGATAATTTTAAAAATGCACTTCCGCTGACCGAAGTCAATCCCGTAGATGATAGCACAGCCGATGCCACTCCCGACGCTTTAAAAATTCCATCAGTTTTAAGAGTCATGCTGATCAAGGAACTGGCGCTTATACCACCAGTGGTACTCATCAATATACCGCAACTGCTGGAGCTTTTACCACCACTGGCATTCATTTGTATCACTGGACTTTGCATCAATATTGCGCTGTCACTGTGAAAGTTAATGGGACCTTGGCCACGCAGATTAAATCCGCCCCCGGCATACACATTCATTGCGCCATCGGCACTGAATTCTATCCATTGATTTCCCGAAGCACTGGCAATGTATACTACATTTTCAGTATCGTTCATGAGAATTTGATGCCCAAAACTTGTACGCAGTCGTATCAGCTGATCGGTGCCGGCTGGGTCTGCGCCGGTGCCATCAGCACCATCGTCCATGACAAAACTGTGTCCACCGGTTCTAGAAGCTACCAGTTGTGGGTTTTTTGAGTTGTCAAGTTGCACTGTTGTACCGTCGGGTCCAGTTGTGGGAATCCCGGGAGTGCTAATACCAAACACTCTACTGGGACTTTCTCGAATACTGCTGGAACTGATGGCGCCACGAATCTTGTCTCGATCCAGTCCCTGTCGTGTCAATTGTGCCATTTGCACTTGATGTGTTGGGCGTACTGCTGCATTCAATACATCAGGATTAAAAGATTCTGGGTCAGTTGTGCTAAACTCGGTTACTGGAAGATTACTGTCAGATGCGACCGATGCATTCAATGGTGCAGTGCTAGGAGGAGCTGTGGTGTTGCTTCCTGTTACACTACGTCCATTGGCCGGTACCATGTGATGACTAGTTGAGTCATAGATACAAGCAAACCAATAGCCACGTTCTAGGTCGCCGGCTGCAAATGTAACCAGCACTTTGTTTCCCACGTCGGGTGGCACCATAAACATGCCGTAACTTTGTCCGGCACTGAATGGCGAATTGTCAAGCAACTGTGTGTCGGTTCCGTATGTTTTGCCATAAAACGGACTGGCGTAGCTGACTGTTATCCAATCGTTATCGTTGTTGGGGTCTCCAGCAACATAGCTGCTTGTTGCTGTAAAACTATCGTCGTTCCAATCAGGAATCCAAACTTGCAATTGTCCCATTCGACTGCCGGGCACAATTCGTTTGACCACGGCCTCGTAGGGCCCTGGGTCTACCGTAAATCCTGATTTTTTATCTGCTTTGCCTTCTGAACCGGCTCCGCTTTTTCTAGTTGAATTTGTTGCCATGTGTTATTCCATTATTTGTTAGTTGATACGCCGGTTCGTTGGTTCGAGCTACTCTGTGCAGCAGACGAGGCGGCTTGGCTTTGTGTTTGTCCCGAAGCACTGGCCGGAACTGATGTACTGGCTTTTGCAAATGTGGTCCAGGGCGGAGGATTTGTTGTTCGATCTGTGCCAACAATAGTGGATAATGCTGTTGCATAGTCACTGTTGTTTAGTCGTGCTAGGTGTAACACTTGTTCAAATTTACCTTGACTAAATTTGCTTTCAATGGTGTTGATTCTATACTGCCCGGCAAACAACGGACTGGTTGACCCATTGGCTGCACCAGCATTGTACATATAGCCCTGTCCCGAAATGTCAACATCAGAATCAGTTACTGAATTCACTATCAGTGTAACTATTATTTCGGCCAAGTCTGTGGCCACATGCCCGGTCTTTAACACATAAGTTTGTTGTCCGCCTTTTTTCTCCAGAGTATAACTGGAGTCTGCCGGGCTGGGATGATACAACCAATCGTCCTGTTTGAGCAGGGTGGGGTCGCCCACAATGGTCAAATCCAACGAAACCATGTTGGCATAGGCATTGGTATAAAGGCTCTTGATTGCATCAATATTTTTTTGTGCATCGGGATTGCTTATAATTCCCATGCCGTGTGTTAAATTTGCATTGTTGACTATGGGCACAAATCGGTTGGGCGTTGGCGTTGGAATTTTTCCCAGGTTAGGGAATCCACCTTGACGAGCCACAATTTGCGGACTGTACAACACACTGGATTTGGGATTGTTTGCTAAGTATGCGGGATTGGAAGCATTTTCATTGACCGATGTCTTTTTAACTGCCTTGGTTG